ACTTGCCCTTGCGATGGTAGGCATTGTGTTTGCCATAATTATGAACAATCAACTGCTCAAGTGAGTATGACATCATGTTTTCATTCACAATGTGTTGAAGCAACATAGTGTCTGCGTAAGGACCCGGAGGAAGTTCTCCGTAGTACTTACAAATAGAACGAGCATCAAACTTTACGTTGTGCCCAATCTTAACAAGGTCACTAAAAAACAATGGACGCAAAGCGTCAAAGACTTCTGTACGAGATAACTGTTGAGGAGGCTCTGAGTACACGGCAGGAATTGTGTACTTGATTTTAGCCAAGGATTCCTGACCGTTCTTAAGAATCTTACGATAACCACTTGGTGGGGTGGTTGAACCATCTCCTACCTCTTCAGGTTGGAGGACTTCACCCAAGGGGTGACCCATGGGGATTGCCCATGAGTTCCCTTGAGTGGCAAGACCAATCCAAAACACTTCATTACGAAGTGGGTTAAGGGCAAGCATTCCTGTGTACTTGTCCACAAAGTTCTCATGAGCACGCCTTTGAATCTCAGGGCTTGGGTTCTTAAGAGTTGCAATGTGGGCTTTCCAAGCCTTTTCCATGGTTTCAACCATGTCAGGATGGCGCTCAAGCATTCCCCGTGTTTCCACGTCAAATACAAATGCACCAACCTTTGTTATCTGACGTACAACATCATGTAACTGCTCAATAGTAGTTACGACATTGTGTGGAGCAGGGGTTAAACCCTGACTCATCAGATGTCTTCGTTGGCTACTGCCGACAAGTCTTTGCGTGTCGGAATAGAAATGATGTCAGGTGTGTATGCCTTGTTTACAAGAACCTTAAAGGCAGCATCATCAATGCCTGCCATGTTCCACTCTTCAAGGTCACGCTCTTTAACAATCTGGTGTGCGGTTGCTGTCGTAGCGCCCTTACCAGTCTTGCTAATTGCCCAGTAATGCTTAGACAAAGGTCCAGTGCGTGGGTCATTATGAAAGTTCTTCAACTGGTCAATGACTCGTGGTCCGACTTCATAAGACTTGAGAACTGGCTCTTCACCGGGGATGAGGAGGGCGACATTGAATGCAATGCGAACTGATGGTCGCAAACCTGCATCACAAAGAGGGCAACCCTTTTCGTCAAAATCTGAAATGCACACAAAAGACTTTTGTCCTTGGCGCTCTACCCAGTGCTGCTTCCATGAAGCATATGGCTCATCAGCAAGGAACTTAATGATTTGTGGTTCCTCAGTAACCTTCATGCGCTGAGCAAAAGGGGAGTCAGAGTTCTTAACAGCCTCTACGCTTCCCCAACCGCCACGCACCAAAGTGCGTCCCTGCGGTGCTGGAGCAGGTGTTGAAATTTCCTGCTCGTCATTTTCCATGATGTCGTCATCATACTTACCCATAATTTTTTATCTCTTCCAATTGTCTTGAATGTATTGCTTAAAGCCAGCCCAGTCACCAGTGACGTGATTGGCTACTCCAAATCTTTCCATACCTTCTATAAGTGTGTCAAGTTGCTGTTGACTATAAAGTCTCTTGCCCTTGGGAACTTTTCCCGGTACTTGTTCTGATTGTGGAGTTGGTGTGCGAAAACTAGGCTTAGGAATCCAACCCTTGCTTTCCCACATGCGGAGTGTAACAGGACTTTTGCCCAGTGCCTTACACACTTCACCAATTGTGTAGAAAGTTAACTTCTCACCGTTGATGATGTACTCCTTACCTTTGGCACCGCCATAGCGGTCTTCTAAGATGCTGTTAGCAATCTTTTTTGCTTCAGGTCGGTTCTTTGGTAAACGCTTTCCCGGAAAATCAGGAAGGTCTCCAAAAAGTTCTAAAGGGTCTCTCATGCTTTAAAAGCCCAAGATTCCTTTTCCACATAGAAGCCCTGAATGGTGTCTTCTACTTCTTTGTGGTTCCATGCGTAACCAAGCAACTTGTCTTCATCCAAGCGCTCTACAATTTCTTTAAGGTCGTCCCAAATTCCGAGTTCTCGTGCCCACTGTTCAGCGGCTTCACTATTAAGAGAGCGAGATACACGGCGCTCATACTTAAGTTCCATAGAACCTGCTTGATACCAAAGATGGCCTTTATCATCTTCGTATCCGTTTTCTTGAATTGCTTTTACCAATTCGGCTTTCATTTCATTTTGACGCTTAGTAAGTGCGTCAATGCCTTCTTTTGACTTCTTGAATTCTTGTGCAAGTCGTTCGTAATAATCTGGCGTTGTCATATTCATACCTCTGAGTGGCTTATGAACTCGGAAAGTGTTCCCAAGTTCAGTTCAAACTTACCTTGTTGGTCATACCCCTTGTCAAGGAATGCCTCATTAATTCCTCTTTTTTGCATGAGCATTTCATATTGACGTTCCTCAATAGAACCCTTCATTACAAAGGAGGTAATTGTAACATGTGGGTGTGCCGAAGATAGACGGATGATTCGGGCATCTCTTTGGTCCAACTTGCCAGCCGACCAAGGGAGGTCGTAAGAGATAAGGTAATTGGCTTGTGGTAAGTCCACTCCATAACCACCCGCATCTGATGATAGAAAGAGCCGAACATTAGGGTCGGTTTGGAAGCGTTGTTTGGCAAGGTCTCTTTCGCTTGCATCCATACCACCCATGAACAATACGCTTCCAGTAAGTCCCTTAGTTGAGTCTTGGATAAGCCGTAAGTTCTTCTTAAAAAACGAGAATAAAACCACTTTGTTATTTGGGTCTTCATTTAAAACGTCCTCAATGTATTTAATAACAGTATCTAGTTTGGGTGTCTTATAGTTCTGGGGTACCCACCCCTGTTGGACGATTTGTGATGCGTACTTACTTCCTTCGTCATCTTTTGAGGGGTCATCAAACGCTTGCGCAGATTCCACCACCAACTGAGGATTGTCGCAAAGCATGCGCAAAACAGTAAGACGGGCCATAATTTGACCTTGTGCTTCATTTCCTTTACCTCCGTGGTAATGTGCCCAAAGGTCAAATGACCGACCATTTTGGCTAATTGCTTTTTGAATCTCTTCTAACAAGTCTTTACTAATGCGTTCGTATAGGTCTGCACCAGACTTATCAAATTGCACAGGGATAACTTGATTAATAACTTGTGGAAGTTGGTCAGCAATGTCAGCACGTGTTTTGCGCACCATTGCTTCTTCCATAGTGTCATTTAACTGATTTAGGTTTCGGTAACGCATTGGCTTACCAAAATGGTCACGAACAATAAAGGTGCGGTCAAAGACATCAAACTTTCCAAGAACACTTGGGTCTACAAACTGCATAATAGAAAACAGTTCTTCAGGTCTGTTTTCAATAGGCTGTCCAGTTAATGCAAAACGGTAATGACATTTAGCACCTAGTTTTTTAAGCAACTTAGAGCGCTTAGCCGTAAACGATTTAATAATAGTTGCTTCGTCAATGACCATGGCATTAAAACGCATTGCTTCCCAATGGGGAAGGTCTTTAACAAGGCTTTCAGGATTGACAATGATGTATTGACAACCAATTGAAAGTCTCCAAAGTTTCTCACGTTGTTTTGGTGTGCCATCAATAACAATTGCTTTAGATGTTGTGAACTTTTTAATTTCACGAAGCCATTGATATTTAAGACTACTTGGCACAACTACACAAACATGTGTAATTTCATCTTGGTCAAGAAGGTTTTCAATAGTTGCCAAAGTGGTTGGTGTCTTACCGGCACCCATAACCATCGCAAGAAGCATTTGACCACGCTCGGTCATGTTCTCCATTGCTTCCTGTTGAAATGGGTAGAGACTGCCTGTAAAGGTCACAGTAACCACCACGGAAGTACTGAAGCACTATTAAGGGCTACCTCTAATTCTTTATCGTTCATGTCGCCTATGTCTTTTGCATTCGTGTGTTTATAGTGAATCCATAATACCCCATCACGAAAACGAGGAAGACTTTTCCATAAACGCATACCAGATTCAATACCGGCGGAATCATTATCCATAGCAATAATAACTTTAGAAGATACTGACGAAAGAATATCTAACTGGGTTTTACTGACGTGTGCTCCAAAAGTTGCCAGACCTTGAGCATGTCCAACAGTGCTTGCAATGC